CGATTATGCAATTCGAGGCGCGAGCGGGAACTAGAGGGGCATGAACTTAATCAGCAGACGGCCCTGTTTTATTGATTCCTTATTTTAACGCCTATGCACCACGGGAGGGCCTACCTACACCTCCTTCCTTGGCAATACAGGCCATTACTCAACCTTCGAGTTCATGGTGAGTCAGAACGGTTCCTACACCTTCGCTCTAGACCCGCTATTTCAGGGTGACATGGCCCTGTATCGCACGAGCTTCAACCCTAGTAACCCAGGCGTGAATCTTCGATTCGACATCCCTGCTACTGGTGGCATCCTCAATATCATGGGTTCCGCACTCACAGCGGGGACCCTCTACATCCGCGGCACTTCGGGGGCCAATCTGACACAGTTTGGCGAGTTCACAGAGACGATTTCGGGCCCTGCGGGTGCCCAATTGACGCCCGTGCCCGAGCCATCTTCGGTGCTGCTCCTGGGGATTATCGTGACGGTGCTCGCAGTGGGCATTCGGCGACGTACTGCGCGATTCTATCCATCCAACTCATGGCGGCCATTGATATCGGCGTGCTCGGCGGCGGCACGCTGGGTCGCTTCGCCATCAAGAACTTAGATGGGACCAACAACCTCATCGTGCTGTCCACAGCCACGACCGGCATCAAAATGATCCAGCTACTCCCCGGCGAAATGGCCCAGGGTCGCTTCGGTGCCGACGTGACGGCTCCGGCGCTCGCATCCTCCGCCGGAACGGTCCTGGGCGAATACGTGATCTGCGAGGCCTAATCAGAACCTTCGGAAGCCTCCGCCGGTTGGCCTCGGCTGGATCGGCACCGGCGCTGCCGGTGGTGCCTGCGACGGAGCTGCCGGTGGCGGCGTACGCGGAGGTACGGGCCCGGTGATCGGCTGGACGGCCTGCTCGAAGCGCCGCCAGTGCTCCTCGCTCATGCGGTCGATCCCGACGATGCTGGCTGCGCCGCGATTGTAGACCGCCAGGTCGACCGGCTCGTTGCGCGGCCCGCGCTTCACGTACTCGACATCGCCGTTCGGCTTCACAATCTTGACCTCGGCGGTCAGGCCTTCGAAATAGACCATGTCGTATAGCGGGTAGTGGTAGCAGCCGGGCGACGGGCTGTCATCCGGGTTCGGCAGCGCGTGCCGTAACAAGTCGAAGATCTCGCTCTTCGCACATGCGGTACCGATGGAGACGATGCGTACGCCCTGGCGCTTGCGTGCCGCGTCTTCCTTGCTGATACCGGCGACGATGCGCAGTTGGTCCGCTGTGCCTTTCACCGGCACGACCGTGCGGGGCGCGACCAGCTTGATGCCCTGCGGCCCGTAGTGGAGCTGATGGTGCCCAGGCCGCCGGGCGAATTCGTAGACCGGCTTCGGATTTCTGCCGGTGTCGATGCAGATCGCCAGGATGGGCAGGTTATGGCCGGATTCGTGCGGCCACTCGCGGTAGAGCAGCTCGTCCAGCTTGTCCCACAGCTCATGTGCGCTGACAGGCAGCTCCTGGCCGTTCGCGTGGAAGGCCTGCAGTATCCAGTAGCCCACCGACCAGTTCTCGCGGCCTCGGCCCCAGGCCTTGATCTCGACCTCCAGACGCGGCGGGGCTTCCTGGACGTCGCAGGCCGCCGTGAGGAACAGTCCGCGCTGGGGCACGACCGCCGTATCGCCGAACGGGTACGGCTCGCGGCGCGCGTACAGCAGCTCCTTCTCCGGCGCTTCCCCCTCCTCGACCCACTCCTCGGCCAACACGGTGTTGATCCAGGTCTTCAGACTCTGCCGGTCGTCTTTCGCGGCGAGGAAGTGCTTGGTGATCGAGGCTGCCGTCTTCCAGGTCGGCGGCACGTACATATGGTTAACCCAGAAGCCGACCATGCCGGGATCGACGCCGCCCGGCTTATCCGGCCTCCATTCGACGTGGTGATTGCAGGCTGTCCAGCGCTCCTGCTCGGTCCAGGGTTTGTCGCACTGGATGCAGTGATAGCGCGCCGTCGGCGGCTGCAGCTCGCGCGCCAGCGATGAGTCCCACTTCACGTGATAGCCATGCTTGTCGCGGAACCGCAGGATCTGTTGGGTGCCGCAGTGCGGGCACGGCACCCACGGACGCCGCCGGTCGGAGAGTGCAAAAGCCTTGCCGATCCGCGACTGTCCAGCCACGGTCGGCGAGCACGCCAACACGCGCTTGCGGCGCGATCCGTACGTCATGGCGCGCTCCCAGGCGAGATCGATGGGATCGCCTTCGCCCTGGCGCTCCACTGACCCGCCGACATCCTCATCGTACTTGTCGATCTCGTCGCAGACCAGATAGCGGATGGTGTGCTGCGCGAGATCCACCGGCGTGCGCGCACTGACGATGAGCAAATTGCCGCCGGGAAAGTCCTTCGACTGAATCGTATTCTGGCCGTCATGAATGCTGCCGCTGATGCGGTCGCGCAGAACTTCGCAGTCGCGCGCCAGCGGCATCAACCGGCGCTTCGAGAAATCCCTGGCGGAGTCCTTCTTGGGCTCGACCAGGAGAATCGGGCCGGGCTCCTCGGCAATCCAGTAGGCGATGGCGCACATGATCGCGAGCGACTTTACCACCTGGGTGCTCGACATGATGACCACCGTCTCGATGGTCGGGTCCGTGATGGCATCGAAGATGGCGCGTTGCCAGCCGAACAGCATCAGCGGGCCCGTGGAGTTGCTGTACTCCGGCGACAACACGATGTTGGCCTCGGCCCACTGACTCAGTGGAACCTTCGGGCGTAGCTTCCAGTGCTCGCGCAGCTCCTCGAAGAGCGGTGGCCAGGGCCAGCTCGCGATCAGCGGATTCTGGCCGGTCGCCATCAGTCCTCCTTGTCGAGCTTACCAATCAGTGACGACCGTGCCGTCTCGAACTTGGGCTTGTGGCAGTAACAGTGATCCGGGCATTTCCGGCACCGCCGGCACTTACGCTTGTCGGTCTTGAAACAGTCGCCGGCGGATCGCCGGCGCTTCAAATGTGCGGGGTTACACGCGCTTGGCTGCACGTGACCTCATGAAGGTCTCGAAGTCCGCGAACAGTTCGTCCACGTTTGCGATCTTGGAGAAGTAATCCGCCGGATATCGTGCGCCCTTCAGATCGCCCGGACCCCATACGTAGGTCTTGATCTCGTCAGCGTCCGCGGCGGTGAACTTCGCCCGCAGCAACTGCTCGGCTTCCGCCGGCGCCATCGGTGGCTCGGCGTCTTCGGACTCGACGCGCTCGGTCTCGCCGGCACGAATCCGCTCGGCGAGTGCGTCAATCTCTTCCGCGTTCAACGCCTCGAGCGTGCCGAAGCCGGCGGCAATGTCCGCCTCTTCCATCTGCCCGCCGGCTTCGAGTCCCACCCGCTGCCAATACCTGAGGGCAGCTAATACCGTCGCTCTCTCTCGCTTCGTCATTGCGTTTCTCCTATGTGGCGCAAAGATGCGCGCGGCGTCCAACCGTCGATAGGCTGGAAACCGTGCGAACCTTAGCGCGAATGCCGCGCGTGTTTCCAAATAACTGCGATCCAGGCATTTGGAAGCGAAACAGCAGGGGCACTTCACCTGTTGATCCTGTCAGCCGGTCGCTTCCATCACGCCACCTTAGTTTCCACGTCGCCGCGCCAGAGACGGTCGAGCTGTTCCAGCTTGGCGATGGCGCGTTCTTGGGCGGTCCGCAGAAGAGCGGTGATCTTCACCGCGTCGGTCTCGGCGGCTAGGGTATCGGCCAACTCGCTCGGCGTGCGCAACAGCTCGTCTTTCGTTTCGACTAACAGGCGCGAGGCCCATTGGCGCACATAGCTCACCGGCAATAGCTCGCCCTTCCGCAGCAGGTTCTCGATCTCTTGCCGCTCGGCGAGCGCCTTCGCCCGACGCAGCTTGGCCTCTTCGAGAGCGTCGTACCGCGAGCGGGCCTCGATAACTAAGTCATACTCGGACGGCTTCGCGGGCCTGCCGGGACCATGGCGGTTAGGCGCTATGCCTTTGCGCTGGGCGGCCTCCTTGCGGATCTGATCCGCCGTCTTGCCCGCTTTCATCTTCTTACTGACCGTGGCTTCCGACACGCCACACTCGCGCGCCAGCGCAGCCACGCCTACATTCATGACGTGCTTCGTGACCGGCGGCTTCTTCTTCATGGCCATCACTCTACCACGCCGGTTTTTCGGCGGCGTAATAGCGCGATAGGCTCGAAGACAGATGCTAGCATCTGCCGAGATTCCGACGACTTACCGGCCCGAATCAAGAAATAGCTCTAACCAGGACTTGCGATTTTGCGTGTTTTGGGCACTGCGGACACCCGTGCGCCGTTTCACCCCTCCGGCGAGGACCCAAAACAATGCCGATGTTTTAACGTAAGACCCACGTTCGTAACATCGATAAGTCTTTATAACTCAGTGG